CATTAGTATTTGATCAGAACACTATTACAACTAGAAATAAATTCTTAGCTGCAGTAAATCCATTCTTGGATTCAGTAGTTCAAAGACAAGGTTTATTTGCATTTAGAGTAGTAATGGATGATACAAATAATACAGCCGATGTAATCGATAGAAATCAATTAATAGGCCAGATCTTTATACAACCATCTAAAACTGCCGAGTTTATAGTTCTAGACTTTACTTTAGAACCAACTGGTGCAACTTTTGGAGGATAATTTTAATAACGTATATTTATAATAAAGAAAAAAAATGGCAATATTAGATACTAACGAGATAATGTTTAGAGCTTTCGAACCGAAAGTACAGAACAGATTTTATATGGTAATAGATGGAATAGAATCGTTCATGGTAAAGAACGTTGCTGCTCCTAACTTTACTGACAATGCAATAAAGCTAGATCATATAAACTCCTATAGAAAAATAAGAGGAAAGAGAGAGTGGGGAGAAATGACAATGACGTTATATGACCCGATTACTCCTTCAGGAGCACAACAATGCATGGAATGGGCTCGTCTATCTTATGAGTCTGTAACCGGTCGTGCTGGTTATTCTGACTTCTACAAAAAAGATGTTACTTTAAATCTTTTAGGACCAGTAGGAGACATTGTTTCTGAGTGGATAATTAAAGGTGCTTTTATTACTAACTTTAACCAAGGATCTTTCGATTGGGCTACTGATGAAACTGCAGAGCTTGCAATTACAGTGAATATGGATTATTGCATCTTGAACTACTAAAATCAGATACATATATATTGAAGACCCGGATCTATTCCGGGTTTTTTGTTGTTTAATAAATTTTTTATTCGTATATTTATATAAAATAACTATAGTTTGTAAAAAAAGTCTATGTCAAAATTTAGCTTACCTACCGAAACGGTAGAATTACCCTCAAAAGGATTATTATATCCTGAATCTTCTCCTCTTAAAAAAGGTACTGTCGAAATGAAATATATGACAGCCAGAGAAGAAGATATACTTACCAATAATAACTATGTTCAAGACGGTACTGCATTAGATAGAGCTATTAAATCTTTAATAGTAGATAAATCCATCAACTATGACGAATTATTAGTAGGGGATAAAAATGCTTTAATGGTGGCTGCTCGTATATTAGCATACGGTAAAGATTATCCAATCTACTGGGATGGTCAACCTTATACTGTTGATTTATCTAAATTAGATAATAAACCTATAGATGAAGAGGTATTTAAAAACGGAAATAAAGTAGAATTTAAATTACCAAATACTGATAATATAGTGACTGTAAAACTCCTATCTCATGCAGACCAGTCTGCTATTGATGAGGAAGTAGAAGGAAAGAAAAAAATAGAACCTGATTCTGATTATAGCAATTCTACTAGATTAAAACATATTATTACTTCAATTAACGGAGAAACAGATGCTGCTACTATAAGAGACTTTGTAGATAATGGACTTACTGCAAGAGATGGTAGATGGTTAAGAGCTAAATATAACGAAATTCAACCAGATATTTTATTGACACATCAACCAGATGGTCCAGGGAGTGAGGAGGTTCCAATCCCGATTGGGATAGGGTTTTTTTACCCAAGCCTGTCCACCTAGAACATCTTTATTCCGACAGATACATGAAATAGTTTTTCATGGTAACGGAGGATATGACTGGCATACTGTTTATAACATGCCTATATGGTTAAGAAAGTTTACTTTTCAAACTATTCAAGAACATATGGATAAGTTAGCTGAACAAGCTAAAAAAGCTAGCGGTCAAGCTTCTACTAAAGCCCCAGTTAAAGGGCCAAACGTTAAACCAGATTTTACTACAAAGAGGAGCTCTAAATAAAAGAGCTCTTCCTATTTATATTATATAACTCTATATAATTATGGCAAGAGAAAGTAGTGGGTTTAGTAAGGGAGATTTAGATAATGCTCTAGGAGTAAGAGATGCAACTAAACAAATAGGGCAATTTCTTAAAGCTATTGGTGCTGATACTAATAACTTTTCAAGAGATTTTGCAACAGTTTCTAGAGAAGCTAATAATTTTGCTACTTATCAAGCTAATGCTGTAAAGAGTACCAAAAATGTAAATAAGTTATTAGAAAAAGCTAACAATTTAAGAGGTTTAGCTAATAAACAACAAGCAGAAGCTAGTAGATATTTTACTCGAGCTCAAAAAGCTGAAAAACAGGCCTATGATTTAACTTTAAAAGGAACTAAAGAAGCAAAGCAAAAAGCAAAAGTTTTAAAAGCCCAAGCAAAAGAGCAGGAAGATATAGCGAAAGCTTTAGACGCTCAGGTAGGAAACAGTACAGCTTTAGCTGATCAATTTGAAACTTTAGGAAAAACTTCTCAAGATTTATCAAGAAATGTTTATGGTACTGCCGCAGCTATATCTGATACTTTAGGTTTAAGTAATCATTTAACTACTTCATTTGAAGATGCAAACGAAATACAGCGTCAAAAACAAATTATTCAGGAAGATGAATTAGAACTTCAAGGAAAAATTAACGCAGCATTTGAGGATTATTTAAAGATGAATCATGAAAATGTTGAAGATCAAAAAGAAATAAATAGATTACAAAAGGAATTTGTAGAAGAAGGAAAAGGAATGACAGCTGATAGACTAAGTCAGTTCGACTTAGAAGGAATTACAGGAGGAGGAGAAAATGATGTAGCTGCTGAAAGAATAAAATCAGCACAAAAGGGTATGTCTAATACTAAAACAGCACTTCCTTCCGAATTAGGAACCATGATGAAAGGTCTTGGGAAAGCAATAGGTGCTTTAGCTAAAAGTTTAATAGTACTTAAAGGTATAGCGAAGGTTGTAGAATTTATTGAGTATTCAATTTTCGGAGTAGAAAACGAAGCTGTAGATTTAGCTAGAGCTTTTTCAATATCTAAAAGAGAAGGTCATGAATTACGTAAATCTATAGATGCATCAGCTCAAGCAGCAGGTTTATTAGGAGCAAATACTGAAGATTTTATTAAATTACAGTTAGAGTTTACTAAACAGACAGGAATGGTGACCAGATTAAACACTGATCAGCTCAAAACTATGTCTCTTATGACCAAACAGCTTGGTTTTAGTAACGAAGAAGCTGTGCACTTAACTGAATCTTTTAAAGCACAAGGTACTTCCTCGGAACAAGGATTAGAATCTTTAATCGAAGGTTATAATACAATGAAGCTCCAAGGTAAAGCAACTGCGACGTTTAAAGCTTTGATGGGAGATATTACCTCAGATGCAGAATTACAAAGAACATTTCTTACTCAAGGAGCTGATGCTGCAATGAGACAAGCTCAAGCAGTAAGAAGAACAGGTTTAAGTCTGTCACAGCAACGTTCAACAGCTGAAGGTTTACTTGACTTTGAAAAGACTATGTCAGATCAATTAGAGCTTCAGATATTTACCGGTAAAGATATTAACTTATTAGATGCTCAACGATTAGCTGCAGCAGGAGATACCCAAGGTGCATTTAAACTTATACAAAAAGAAATGGGTAAACTAAGTGCTGCTGAAATGAAAATGCCTATGATAAGAAACAAAATGCTTAGTGTATTAGGTATGAGTTATGAACAGTATCTAGAAACCCTTAACGTTCAGCAGCAACAAAATGCAGCTTTACTAAAAGAGCAAAAAATAGTCAAAGCACTTGCTGCTGAAACTGGTAAGCTTCATTTAGCAAAAACGAAAATCTTTAATGATGAAGAATCCTTCAGAAAGACTTTGAATGAACAACAGCAAAAAGATTTTGATATTGCATTAGAAAAATATAAAAATGATCAAAGGTACATTTCTGATATTAATGTTGCTAAATTATCTGGGATAAGTGAAGAAAAAGCTCAGACTAAAGTTCTAAATGATATGATTAATGAATTTAGTGAAGCGCAAATCCAAAACGCTAGAGCTAGAGCAGGTTATGTAGATACAGAAATAAAAGATTTTACTAATTTAAGAACTACCTCGGAAGCTTTTGAAGATACGATGCGGATGGTAAAAAGTCAATTTGCTAGCTTAGTTAACACAGATGTAATAAATAAATTAACTACTAGCTTAGTTGATTTTATGAAACGAGTAGCTGAAGTAGGTTTGGTTAGTGCTCTTTTTGGTGGAGGAACTACAGAAGTAGCTGATAAAGAAACAGCTGCATTACTTAATAATAAAGATTTAAGTGTTGCCGATAAAAAATTAGTAGAAGAGCTAGAAAGAATTCGTAATTCAGAGGATAACACTGGAGTTCAAGCAAACCGAATAAAACTAAGAGAAGACAAACAAGCAGCAGCAGCTGAATTAGGAAGGTTAACCGCTATATATAACGATCCTGAAACAAAAAGAAACAGATTAGAAGAACAAGCAAAAGCCGCTGCTGGGTCCGATCAAGGTGATTTTATATTAAGACCAGGTCAACCTCCTATAAGCTTTAACAAGGGGGACTTAATAATGGGCGGTACTCAACTTGGTATGGGTGGTGGTAAAGTAGAAAGACTACTTGAAGAACTATTAGCTGAAACAAAAGCAGGTAAAGTAATAAAAATGGATACCGTTACTGTTGCACAAAGCTTAAAACGTAATGCTATAAAGATGAATTCTTAATTAAAAACTATTTATAAACAAAACTTTATATTATGTCAATTTTAAACAACCAAACATTTAATACAGTATTAGGATTAAGAGATACTCAACCATTATCTAAAGGAGGTAGGGATACTACTTCTCAAACACATGCCAAAGGTTCTGGGACAGATATTTCTGTACCGTCTAAGGCATCTAAACTTGATCTTGACGGAGGAATACCTTCTAAATATACTGATAATTTACCTAAATAATGCCTTTAATCAATAGCTTAAAAAGTACCACGTTAAAAAACTTAAGGTACTCTGGGTTAGGACCAGCTGTACAGAAGGATATAAATAATCCTCCTGTATATAACTCTTTTAGTAGAGATGCTGAAGCTAGAGGAGATGATGCTCAAAGACTCAGTCGTGCAATAGTCTTTGGTAGCCCTCAATTCGCTACTAATCTATTCCAACTTAATGCTATTGATCAAGGTAGAAGAAATAAGCCTGTACAGAGAAATGCTAATGATGTACCTAGAGGAGTTGCAAGTAATAATATAGGTAAATTTTTTAATGCTTTAGCTCAAGGTATAAGAGATATATCTAATATAGTTAAAGACGAAACATTACTATTAGCAAATGCTGCAGTTCAAACACCTACTATTCTTGCTGCTACGTTAGCTCAAGCAGCTGCAGAAGCAGGAACACATTTTGTATACGGCTTTGGAGTAAAAGGTAAATACATTCCTGGTACTGCAAATCCTCATGTACTTGCTAAATTAAGAGGTAAAATACCAATTCCTGCTGATTT